CTAACTTTGAAATTAACAACGATAGTGTAAATCGAGAACGCTTTGGATATAATGAATCGAATCCCTACATAATTACTGATAAAATGATCAATGAAGAAAAGAAATATATTGAAAACAAAAAAAAAAATAATGAATTCAGGAATGAATTATCTAAATCACTTAAAGAACAAGGAGATGAACAACGTCGTTTAATTAATAGTGGAGAGACTTATGTAGCTAAACTAAACGAGTTTTGGTCAAATGTGGATGATGAATATAGTTTTGAAGTATTTATTAATAGACTTAGCAAAAGAGTTCAGGTTCCTTTTTTACATGAAGGTTACAACTATTATTATGTAACTAAGCGTCAAGTGGTTGATGGCAAGGAACAACGATGCAAACCTGAGGATTTTTTAATTACAGACCCCGATTTTTTAAAAAAATGGGATAGCGTCAAAACAAGAATCAAAAATAATAGATCATTTGATTGCGGTTCCTTGTTGGATGGAGGACGTGGCCAAAGCTGTGTACTAAATAATCCGATAGCGAAAGCGATAAAAAAAGAATTAGATTGTATTGGCTTAATTAACCGTTCTATTGTGAATGTTGCAAATAAATTTAAATCAAATTCACAAGCAGGACCACCTGCGGAAATACAAGGAGAAAAACCCCAAAAAAAAGGTTGGTTTTCAGGCGGAAGAACCAAAAAACGCAATTCAAATCGCAAAAAGACAAAACGCGCAAAACGCTCAAAAAAATCTAAAAAATAAATCCACGAGTTAACTATAATTAAACCTAAAAAACATAAAAACAATCCAGCATACTACTTTAAAAATGGACTCTCTCAGAATAATTTATAAACAAGCCGAAATAAAAATTGTCAATACACTATTTTCACTTTTCTGGTTCTACAACTATCTTTTCGTCGTGGTCGAAGAGAAACTGAATCGTTACGGATTTTTGAAAAACTATTTCGTAACTAAGAACCAGTTAGTCGAGCCCAATTTGGAGACGTGGAACTGTGTTGCATCCGTGACCCCCCAATTCAAACTGATCGAACAATACAAATACGGGTCCGAAGAAGAACCCGTTTTGAAAGAAGGCGCGCTTTTCATACGCAAATGCGATACTTACCGGCTCTCTTTCATTACGAATGGAGAACGCGTGGACCCCACTCCTTGTGCCACGCGGTTCTTGAACATTATGTATTTTAACAAGGGGATGCAAGACCCGATCAAGGTGCATTTGGACCCCGCTTATATCCGCAACGGCAACGAGGTTTTAAGTAAGACGTTTGTTTACCGGATGCTTTGCTACCAATACAATCCGGGCGACTACGTGTTTGACGACAGCTATGAAGTGCATTTGATGGATGATAAAATCCGGAAACGTGTGCTCAAATCAAATGACCATGTGGTGTTTGGAAATGGGGGATACGAAGTTGTTAACGAAGAAGTCTTGTCCTTAGTTTTACCTGTACCTGTTGCTTTACCGGATGATAATGAAGTGAGTGAAGTCAGCGATGAAGATTATGACAAAGTTGATGACGAAGAAGAAGATTATGGTGATGACGATGACGAAGATTATGACGATGACGAAGAAGAAGACGAAGACTATGATGATGACGAAGACGACGCAGACGCTGAAGAAGAAGACGAATGAACCAAAAATTGAACTAATATTTATAATATATGCAAAAGATATTTAAAAGTATATTATAAATTATAACAGAATGGAAACATCACACGAACTGTCTTGTAAATGGAATTTGTATTACCATTTACAAACCGATAATAGCTGGACACACGACAGTTATAAGGTCATTATGAAGGAAATTGATTCAGTGGAAAGCGTCAACGCTTTGAACGAAACAATCCCCGAGTATATGTTGTATAACTGCATGTTCTTTTGTATGAAGAATGGTATCGCCCCCATGTGGGAGGACGCCAAGAATCGTGATGGCGGGTGTTTTTCGTATCGTGTTGCAAACACCGATGTTTCTACGGCCTGGAGAAAACTGATGGTGGCGATGTGCGGGAACACTCTGACCACGGGGCCGAAGTATGAGTCGCACATCAATGGAATCACCATTTCGCCGAAAAAGCGGTTTTCGGTCATCAAGATTTGGATGGATACGTGCAGTTTCCAGAACCCGGATCTTGTGAGAGACATTCCGAGTTTGCCGAAAGAGGGGTGTCTTTTCAAGAAACACGCGCCCGAATTTTAACGGAATCCAAATTATATGAGGTTTTTGGCCTTATATAATTCATTTATGTGCGCCTTCTTTTTTTTGAATTGCGCTTTGTTTTTCTTTTTTTTGTTTTGCGGGGTTGTTTTCTGGAACCGCCTTTAGATTTTTTTTTTAATTTATCTATAAGACGCTTCGTAGGAAAATCAAATAAGTGGCTTCCAGTCGGACGATTTTTGAAGCTTTCACTAACTTCTTCTTCTCTTGCAACCCGTTGTTGTTCTTCTTGTGCAATCCGTCGTTCTTGTTCTTCTGCAAGCCAACTTTGTTTTTGAGTGGCTTTTTCGTTCAGTAAACGTTTACTATGTTTATCCATAGGTTCTACGTATTCTGCGGGAACACACATACGGATTGTCATATTGCCTTCATGATTTTCACTGTAAAGATTATAACTTATTACTTTACCATTGCCATCAACAACTTTATTACTAACTTTCCAGTAATCATTATTATGGTAGACAACCTCAGCCTCAACCACAACCTCAGATTGAGCTTCAGTCAATCCAGAATCTTCTCTATCTAAATCATTAATTCTACTAAATAGACTATTTTTTATATCTTTTTCTTCTTTTATAGCTTGAGCTTTTGCAAACGCTTCTTCTTGCTCTGGAGTGCCTGCAAATCCTCTTATACCTGAGATTAATCTTTTTGCTGCAACAACATACTCTACTACGTCTTTAATCGTTTTTTTATTTCTGGGGGCACATGTTGATACAAATTTTGGCAAACTACTCTTAGGGTCGGGTGTTTCTTTATAACCCGATTTCTTATAAAATTCAATTGCTGCATCAAGTGAATGCAAATGTATTTCCCGACGTAAAAATCTACAAATTCCATACAAAAGGGACATTAGACGATATCCACCTCTGAAATTAACGTAACCTCGAAGAGTAGACGTACAAAAAATATCTATATAAATGATTGGTGTCAACTTTATGATTGAATTATGTAACACCGTATTCGTCTTAAAATCAAATATAACCACACTGTGTAGTCTTTCTTCACCGGTTGAACTATCTGTTACATACATACAAATATTATCTTTTCCAATAGAAATGTTTATATACATAGGGTTCATATCGTCTCCACAAAAATCACCTGGATACTTTGTATGCAAACTATTAAAAAGCGCATAATTGGCGTCATTCACCTGTTGAGTAAATGTATACGACTGAGGTTGGTTAGGTAAACTAAAATTTGCGAGTTGGGATTGATTATACTGATTAATTTTATCAACAAGTGCATTTCTCCATTCTATAATGTTGTGTTCATTTGGTGTTTTTTGAAAAAAATAAACTCTCAAAGATTTATATTCTGTTGAATCCTTATTCTCTCGAACATGCCAATCTATCCATCCAGCCATAATATACTATTGTTGCATATTTTAGTCCAAAGTTTATTTACATTTTGCAATGTAAATAAATACTGCTAAAAGAATTACCAAAGAAATGATTTATTTCTTCTTCTGCATCTCCTCCATCATATCCATACCCTCAAACGAAGAAAGCAACTGGGCAATGGGTCTGTGCAAAAAATGCCAAACAACGGCAAAAACAAGGCCGTGAACTAACGCGGCCACTCTTCGGGACGCACCAAAAGGAAGCCAAATAAGAACACCTGGACTCAAGGCGGCAAAAAGAAGAGCCATAACAACAATCATCAGAACAGTCATTTTATATACACTTGTTGAAGATTTTATTTGCTAAAAAAGGAAGGTTCAAAAGGGAAGGTTCTAAAGGCGGAAGCGAAGCTGAACCGTAGGTTTACTTTAATTGGGTGGCAAAGGCGCCAAACACAACTTAATTTCGCCTAAAGACGCCACATCGTATTTCACAATCAACGGCAAATCGTTCCCCAAATACATCTCTAAATGACTACACAACGGCGTGCATTTAATGAAATTGTTCAGACTCTTCACCGAAAACTCGCCCTGCACCACAACGGACGGGTCCGGTTTCACGATGAAATCCATATGGCTGTCCGATTCCGAACGCTTAAACTTGGTCTTGGCAAACGTCCCCATGCACGAGAAAATCAGGTCGTCCCCCACCGATTTGATTTCGACGCGGTCCGTCAGCGCATTCAGGTCACGCACGATCTTCTGGAAATCCGCCGTGGGCAGATTAATGATGGTGGAATACTCCACGTCGGGAATCACCAGTTCCTCGGTGTCCGGCTCAATGAGTCGCAACTTGTAGTCGTAGGTCTGCCCTACATTCTTGTTGTTGAACTCCATGCCCAAATACGAGACGATCCCGTCCTGGTAATCCTCCTTGTCGATGTACATTGTGAGGATGTCGTCGTTCGAAAGCGTGGAAATCAGTTTAAAGAAGTGCAACGTGTTGGTGCAGACCACGATTTTGTCGGGGGCGCATTTATAGGACTCGAACTTATTGGAGTGCAGGACAACGCTGACCAACATGGTGTGGGTTTTGTCGAAATTGATGATTTTCATGCTGTCTTTGGTGAACGTGATGGTGGCGTCTGTCAAAATATCTTTGAGCGCGGTGGTCAAATTTCTTATCGGCTGGATCTGGACGGTTTTGATTGTTAACACGTGGTTGTTCTCGTTCATTTTTGGATATATCAAATATATGCGAATGTTTAAATCCCTTCTTCTAATTATATTAAGGGAACCTACGGATTTCGCGCAGCTTACCCCTTATGATCCCTCCCTTAGATAAAAGAAAGAAAGAAAAAGTAAACAAAAACATTTTGATAAATCGGAGAGAAGGATGGGTCATAGGGGAACCTACAAATTTCGTACCGCTTTGCTTACCGCTTATGATCCATCCCTTAAGAAAAAGTGAACAAAAATATTTACACCTTTTTTAATTTATAATATAATAATTATATATATGTGCTTTTCTGAAAACATTTCATTAGCGATTGGCATTACTGGAATTTTATCAAGTTTATATTTCTATAATAAAAATATATATGCTTCTATTGGGATCGGGTATTTTTCTTTTATGGAAATACTACAATATTTTCAATATAAAGTAATTAACCAATGTAATAATGATTATAATAAATTTTTGACAAACCTAGGATACATTCATATATGTTTTCAACCACTCTTTTTCAATTTATGGTTATTTGCGTTTACTAATAAACCAAATTTTACATTTTTGTATATGTCGTTTTTTGCTGGTTTATTATTGGTAAGTCGGTTATTTTTTGTTAAAGATGAAGAACTATGTGACAATAAAAATGAACCATTATGTGGTACAAAAACCTGTTCATTTTCAGGAAATAAACACATTGCTTGGAATGTAAGGTTGCGTGCTCCTGGAAAATATTGGTTTACACCAAGCATCGGATTGCACTTTTTTATGTGGGTTATACCAGTATTAACAATATTACAAATAAAACCTTTATTAGCAATGTTATTAACCGGTCCATATTTAGGATTTTTAATAACAAACAATATACATGAACAACCTGCTATATGGTGTTACACGGCAATTGGACAAATGTTATTAACCTATTATTTGATAAAATAATATCTAAGTTCGGCGCGATTTTATCCGCGAATTCGCAACAGTCGTGGCGGTTCCCGATGCTAAACTTCCACGTTTGTAAAATACAAGGGCGTTGTTTGTGTAAAGAGGGGGTTTTCTCAAATTTGTTAAAGAAAGCATTTATATATTAAACATTGTAAAGATTTTCTTTAAAATTGAATTAAAAAAAAAAGAATTACTTAACCAAAAAGAAAAATGCCAAACATCAAAAACATAGAACCTGGACAAACGTATTTGTTTTACGTACAAACCCCCCACCAAGAAGAAGATGTATTGTTTAAAGCCACATTTATCGGTATCAACGGTATTTCATTCCAGTGCAAAAACGTGGAATGCAAAGATGTCCGGTCGTATCATAACTGTGGCTCAATGTCGATGCCATTGGCTTGGATAAGAAGGGTGGAAGATGAACCACTTTTGTTGACGGATATCCTATTAAGTGAACCTACGGATTTCGCGTAGCTTATGAACCCTCCCTTAGAGAAAACCAAAGATAAAAAACATTCTCCAAATATTTTTGATAACTTGAAAAATATTTTTCTATGCAGTCATTTTTAAAATTTTTCAGATTTCTCTCCATTTATTTTTTATAAAACCAAAGATAAAAAACATTCTCCAAATATTTTTGATAACTTGAAAAATATTTTCTATGCAGTCATTTTTAAAAATTTTTCAAATTCTTTGAATCTCCAAGGTCTCTCTTACGCCCTAAAATAATCCCTTAAAAACATATATGACCGACGCATTCACCATTAAGAACTATTCGATCCTGACCTCGTTGAATAAAACGCAAATTTACATCAAAATGATGGACACCGTCACACATCTCTCTTATGAAACCAATCTGGATCAGGGCGAACTCCGTCTCTCAACTTCTTTAGAAGATACCTACAAAATCATCACCCATTGTTTTGCAGAAGACGCGGGATACAAAGTTGTCATTAGTGTCAAATCCGGGGTTTTAAAACTGAAATTCCATGCTGTCATCGGCGGGTTCCTAAAACTGGATTTCGATGTTCTTTTGAAAGAGAAACTGTTGTCCAACGACGCCCAACTCACCCTCTTTATGAACCAACTGGAACAGAGACAAGAATCCGTCGTTGAAACATTGACCAAACGATGCAATGAACTGGCTTCTCTCATTATGGCCCAAGAAACGCGCTTCAACCAATTGGAATCATTGTTGAACACAATTTCGTGCGCGGAAATCGAGTTGCGTCTGAACGCTTTTTTCCCAATCAATTCGCAAACGGTCACGATCCAGGGCGACGCCCATTTAAAGGTGGACAAGATGAGTTATCTCTACAAATTGCAAAAAATAGTTTTCACTTCCTTTTCCTTCCCAGATTTTACAAGTTTCAAAAATGGGACGTTGAGAGAAATGACGATCGAATCCGCTTCCAAACTCACTGGATTCAAAGGCCTGGACGGGTTTCCCAATTTAGAAACATTATCCATTTTGGGTGCACCTGGGTTGAAAGACTTTTCTGGGTTATATAAAACCGGAAGTAAACTAAAATATTTGAAGATACCAGAAGCCTCAGCCACGCTCCAGCAGTTCTGCAAGGAGCACAAAATCACTTTGCAAACCATTTAAGGATTTGGCACCATTTATTGCAATGAACGATTTTTTAGAGCAAATGGAGAAGAGGGATAAGAGAGAAAAAGACAATACCAAATATTACGTCTACATCCTTTTGGGACTGTTGCCAATGTTTTTTATATTTAGTATCGCCCTTTATTTTCTTGTGGTAAATTTTGGATACAAAACAATATTCGGTGTTTTGTATCTAGGGATTGGAGCCATCGCATATGCAGGTGCAATGAACCAGATTAATTCGCAATAACTCGTCGTCGGGTTTTACTTTGGCCGTGGCCACGCACCTTTTTCGCAAGAGTGAGTGCTTTGCTTCCTTTACTGCACCCCTTTTCCAGAATGCTGTAGTCGACGGCGGCGGCTTTGCCCGCGGTCAATGAACTTGCTAAACGGGCGTAGCCCCACGATTGTGCGGTCTGGTTGGGACGCGACCCCGACGAAAAGTAGGCGCCCTCGCCCTTCTTCACGATTTGGTTCAATGCATCAATGGAACACCCGGTAGCTTTGGCCAATTCCTTGCTCGGTGCAATTTTCTCTACTCCATAAATCTTTTGTGCATTTTTAATGTGATTGGATGGCTTACTGTGAAATGATTTGACCGGTTTCCGGGTGAAATATTTGCCTTTCTTGTATTCGGACCTGGATTTCTTCAACATTTGGACTTGTTTTTTGGAATCTTTTTTGGATAGTCCGAAAGGTAAATAACGCACTGGGATTTTCATTACGGGGATTTTCATTACGGGGATTTTCATTACGGGGATTTTCATCCTTTTATTTATTTAGAGAATAATAATTTTCCAAAATGGTATAAGAGTTTGAACACTATTTATACAAATGTCGTTTCTAAAATCACTCGTAAAAGAAATCAATGTTGCAAAATCAATGATTAATATTCCAATGTTAAAGGAGGAACGCGATAAGTTGCAAACTGAATTGGATAAATGTCTTGTCGAAATCGAAAAAGTGAGTGCGATAGAATCCGCGAATATTTGCGAAACTGCAACCAATTTTCACAAATACAGCAAATATTTGAATCAAGAAGACCAAGAACTTGCAAAACAATTGTCCGGAAAAATGCAACAATATGTGAGTAATTCGCAAATAAAATTATCAGAATTTTTGAAAAAAAAAGATACGTTGCAAGAAAAGATTGCGTCCATCAATGATAAGTTGAAAAAAGCAAGAGCCGATGTTAAATAGTAAACTTTATAGTAAACCTTTTTTACTATAAAATAATTTAAAATAAATCTCTATTGATTTGCTTGGGTAACCCGTGACCAAACATTATCATGTATATCAATACCACCGCGGAGATGACGATACTTCGATTCTCAGCGACAATTTGCCTTTGTCCCAATACAAATAGCATAATAACATACAAAACAACTCCGATTACGAGTGAATGAAATAACATAGTCGCGCCACTTTCCATTATATATTATAAAAACATAAAAATGGTTTACTATTATTTTTTTACTATTTTTATTAAATATAATAT